TCGATATCGATGAAGAGAGTCTTCGGCCCGTCCGATAGCGGCGGGGTTGGCATTCGGCCTCCACGGTGAGAGGACATGCCGGCGCATCAAGCTGCGGCGGCTTCAGTGTCTGCTGAAGATGTACCAGAGGGCGGTTGCGATCAGTCCCGACAGTGCCGTCAGGAAACCGGTGAATAGAGCCAATGCCCCGCGTCGCGTGCCCTGATGCATGCTGCGGGCGAAAGCCCAGACCTGTTGTTCTTCGTGCAATCGATGCACGTTGACGCCAAGTGCGGTTAGCGTTCGTTCAACAGCCTTTTCTGCCGCCGCTTCCGCTATCCGTTCGACTTGGTCGGCCGTCAACATTTGCGTATTACCCCGCCGATATAGATCCAGATGGACAATAGTGCCAAAGGACATGAGTGCTTAGAATCCCTAAGAAGAGACCTATCAGCAAGGCTGCCAGAAAAATTGAAAGCGGGAATTTAGATCCGATCGTAAAGAGCCAGAATGACAGCGTGATCTGGTCCTTGCGACGATCGTGACGCAGAGCCTGGCTTTCGAAATAAGCGAAAACGGCCCAGCCGATCGCGAGCCAGATGGCGATTCCGGTCGGCCACACGAACCAGTAGTTCATTTCACTTCACCGGATTTTTGAGCGAATGATCCATGGCGACCCTATAAGCGCGGATCGTCGCGTCTCGCCATTTAGCGTATTCTTCACTCGCCACGTCATCACCTTGAGATGCCAGATTTGGGATCAGGCGATGGAATATATTGCTGATGGCGTCGCAGAACGCCTGGTCGATCGCCGCTTTCTCTTTGTCATGGGTCATGGAAATTGCCGCCGGTGTTTGCCGGCGGCAGCTACCCGATCAATGGCCGGAAAGAATCGGCGAGTTGGGCTTGCCGGGCGTAAGATGATTCACGACGACATTCATAATGTCCTGAAACGCCATGCCTGGATTGCCGGCGGCGACCGCTTTGGCTGCCTCGTCAAGGGCGGTAAGTCCGGCACCAACCAGGGGCATGAACGGGACCGCAATTTGTGCGCCGGGAATGAAGCCAAGGATCAAGGAAATCTCCGGCAATAATTTCATCACGACTTCGTCGACGGACGAAACCTGGTTTGCGACCTGCGTCAAATCAATGGTGGTCATTTTTAGTTTCTCCTTCGTTAGAGTTTAATTGATGGGTCTAGTGCGGCCATGCGGGATAGCAGAGGCGCACAGCCCTCCTGGGTGTCTACGGCGGTATCGCTATAGACGTGGTCAGCGACAAACTTGCCGTGATCGTATTGATCCGAGCCGGACCAAACGTAGGCCGACGGAACGCCGCGGTTTGCATATCCGAGTCCGTTGTATTCCTCGAGCAGCGTCAACAGCCCGCCGATCGACCAATCTTTCCATCTCGCGGCAAATGGGCCGCAATCGGTAAGTGCGTCCAAGGCGCCGCGATAGAAAGCATCTTCTCCGGGTGGGTCGTTGGGATGATTAAAGAACGGGCCGCGCCCAGCCGGAATGTGAACCGACACCCGATCAAGGGGATCTCCCTGGCCGAGCTGCGCATTGAAATTGCCAGCGGCCTCGCGCTCATGGATAACGGCCACCACGAACCACGGAACTCCCGTGGTCGCGCTGATCTTCTCATATCTAGCCTTGGCTTCCGGCGCGCACAATTTAGCCGCGGTCTTGTCGAATGATGCGATCTTGTCGGCCTTGACGTTCATGGCCTCCCACCGCTTGGCGTTGGCGGCCTTTAACTTGGCGATCTGAGGGGAGTCGTGGATCGAAACCGGATGTGCAGCGGGCGTCTCTACCGGCTTGGTATCTGGGGTGATAGCCGGAGCCGGAGCCGGTGCCGGAGCTGAATGAATGACTACAGGTGCCGGCGGCGGCGTGGTGACGGCGGTCGTGATGCCGGTAGTCTGGGCGTGTAGCGCGTCTTGCGCCCGCTGCAGGGCCAGATCGATAATCTTGACGGTCTGTCGCTGCTGTATTTTCTCCCCAAGGTAGACGATGAGAAGAACGACCCACGGGATATAGGTGAAGATATCGGAAGGAATCGTGATGGACGGAATCATGATGGGCGGCGCCTATCGGTACGCGGTGAATTCTCCGGAGATAGTCAGATCGAGATCGTCATGCCGTAATTGGCTAGAACCGCGGCCAGTGCGTCCGTGGTCTGCTGTCCGTTGGCGTCGATCGGCCACGGTGGAATGCCGCCATATTGTTGTGCGAAGGCGGTGATGAGAGGATCATTCGGGTGCAATAGGGAATTGCGGGCACTGGAATAGATCCGCCCGTCATTGGCCTTCCACATCCAGTTTTTGGCATCGAAACGCTGACGCGGATCGAGATTCGGCATCGATATAATCCCCTATCAGGTCGCGATCTGACCGCCGTTGGTGGTCGATCCGGCAACCGAGCCGGGGAAATAGTTCGCGCCCTGCCCCGTGGTGTTGATGGTGCCGTTGAATTCGGACAGGTACTTCGGGCCGCTGACAAATCCCGCATTGGAGAAAATGGCCGGGCTGCCGATGTTGACCGCGATGCTGCCGTTCAGGTCGGCGACTGCCGTCGCACTGGCCACCGAGATCGGCGTCGAGATCGTCTGCGATACGCTGGCGCCCAGGTTAATCAAGCCGCCGAAGGTCGAGAAATAGAGGGCGAAGCAGGAGCCGTTATAGGTGTGAGCTCCGACCTGGATGGTCCCGGTTGCGGTGTTGAAGATTCCACCGCCGATCGCGTTGCTCGCGGTGCTGCTGGTGGTCATCGTGGCGCCGGCCTGCGCCAGGAATCCGCCGCCGCCGCCGGACGGCGCCGTGTTCTGCACCGTCAGATTCTGCACCGTCAGCGTGTTCGGCCCGGTTACGGTAAAACAAGTCGACGTCCCTGAGCTGACCACCACGCTGCCGACGCCGGAACCATTAATGATGAGGTTGGGACCGGCAAAGGTCGGTGTCGCCACCGCCTCATTGTAGGTTCCGGAGGCGACCTGGATGGTGATGCTGAATTGGCTCGGCGCATAACCGAACGCCGTCGATACCGCCTTGCCGATCGTCTTGAGCGGACCTGACGTTCCAGTGCCAACGGTGGCCGAGGTGCCGTCAAATAGCGTATCGCTGCCGGTCGCGGTGTTGACAAAGATCGTATAGTTGGCGGTCGGCTTGCGGTAGAACATGCCTGCCGAGGTGCCGGCGATCTGATATTCCGTACCGTCATAGATCAGGAGCAGGATTTCGCCCGCGACGAAGACGTTGAACGGCGGGTTGGTAGCGTCACCCAGCGTGACGGCCTTCGCGCCGAGACCGTTGACGTTGATGGTGCATGCCCCGGTGATGCTATTGGCAAGCTTGACTTCGATGGTCAACCCGGCAACCTGCTGACCGCTAGTGATCGCCGGCGAATAGGTGGCGATGATGGCGTTCTGGGTGCCGCTGTCGGCGATATAGGGAATGTTGACCGTGGTTGAGGTGTTGGTGGTCGCCGCCGCGCCCAGATAGTTCACCATCTGGAACACGGTGCCGTCATAGGTGAGTTCGACGATCTGACCTGATATGATATCGTTGGCCGCCAGCGCGACGCCGCTTGCGCGCTTGATGGTGACGACACCTAGCCCATTGACGTTGATGGTCGACGCGCCGGTGCAGGCGTTGAGCGCCTTGAACTTGATTCCCATGCCGGGGACATAGGCCGACGGAATCGGCTGCCCGGCCACGAACGTGATCACATAGGCGTTCGCCGCGCCAGTATCTTGTCCGGCGTACACCCAGGAGCCATTGAGGACATTGCTGGGGACCGAGGGCAGCGTCGGGAAGAACGGCGCGCTCGGCAATTGCACGATGTTGGTCGAGGTGATCTGGGTCTGGCCGTTGGCGACGGTGACGGCATAAAGTCCGACAAATCCGACGTCGGGCGACGGCGTAACCTGCGTGCCGGTAGCCGCGGGAACGCCGGCCTTCAGCGCAATCACGCACGGGTTGGTTCGTGTGGTGAAATTGGACGTTCCGGAATTGGCTGGCCCGGCGAACGGCTGCGTCGGATTGCTCGAATTGAAATAACTCAGGACCGCGGTGCCGGCATCGACGTCGTTTAAGATCGCCTCCACCAGATAAACTTGGGAAAATCCGCTCGTCGCGGGCGGCGTGACCAATAACACCTGGGGAGTCGCTAGGATGCCCTGCTTGACGATGTTGTTATTGTCGACGCCGAGGTCGGCATAGGCCGATGCGTCGGTAGGGTCCAGCTGATAGATCGAACCGACGCCTACCGTTACATGCAGGTCCGGCGTCGGAACCGTCGCTGTGCAGGGAAGACCCGCGACCACGGTGTTGGTGCCAAGAATCGCGCGATTCTGGTAGGCTTGGCCGACGAACCCGAACTTGTTGGTGTTTAGAATGTCGGTGGTCTGCGGCAACGCGCCGTCATAGACCATTACCCTGTCCATCGCGGATTCCTTTTCGGCAAAGAAAAATCCCGCGCGACGGAATCGGCGGGATGAAGTTGTGGTGATAGGGCGAAGAATTGCGGCTTAAGCGAAAGTCATTTCAGACACGCGATGGTTTGCCAGGGCGCTTTCCACAAGCCGCATTCGATGACCGTTTGCAGTCGTCGGCGTGAACGTCACTGAAAGAATGCTCTGTATGTTATAGTCGGCTTCGGTATAGCTACCCGTCGCGATCTGAGACCATGACGTTCCATCGTAGGCTTCGGCGAACCATGTATAGATCCGGCCAGGCGTGCCTCCTGAAAAGCTCCGTCCGGCCGGGCTCTTGATAGTCATCTCGGAAACGGATTTCGGCGCGAGCCAGATCTTGCCGCAGTAGAACGAAACTGCTGTAGCAATCGCATACGTCCCCTCGTTGCCATCGAACATATTGGCACCGTTCGCGAGATCGGTCGCGATGGCATCTGACGGTGGCGGCAGCGGTGCGCCGGCCTTTTCGCGCCAGTGGTAGGTGGCGATGTTGTTTCCAGGGCTAGCTGCGGACGTATAAATTCCCCAACCAGGATCAATCCTCAGCGGCGGATCAAACTGGTAGAGATGATCATCGCTCACGGTTCCGGGCCATATCTCATGAAACGGCGGCGCTGTCGGGATGGCACCGACCTGAATACGGGTTTGGCATTTCGGCAATACTGTGCTGCAAACTATGGCGTTGGTGACGTGGCGATTCCCGCCGGCGTCCATCATCTCGGCTGACAATGGAATGCTGGTCTTTCTAATATCAACGCCGAGCGAACCGGACACACTGACTACGGAATACACCCGATCGACATACGCATAGACGCCGGAATCTGGCGGGTTCCAGAGCTGAACCATGCCAACGTCGCCGTAGGCGATTCCCATCCCGACAAACACGACCCCATCATCTGTTTCGGCGTCGTTATGCATGATGGAAGTCCTCTATTTGCTGGTCTTGCGGCTTGCTCTCGGGTGGATTGCGGTGATAGATTCCGCGTCTTCTAAGATAGGGATACGTTCATGGCCGCCGATCAACAAAAGATTGCTGACGCGTTGCTGGAAGCTAGAAGGCTTACGGAAATGCTGAGCGAGGGGCGAAATATCAGCAAAGATCGTCTTGCTATCGTCGACGCAAAGCTGAAACGAGCGATTGAGCTAATCGACGATAGGGTTGCGCCTCACTGAATTCGAATCACGGTCAGCGTGCTATCCTTGGAATTGCCGCTCTGGTTGAAGCGGATCACGCCAGTTGTGACGGTGTCCTTGCAACTGATCCTTATATTACCGGCGGGCGACGCTAAAACGCCGGACAATGCTACATTCTCAGAGGCATTCGTTGATGAAACATTCATAGTGGTTGATGCTATGACCGTTGTTCCGTCCCAGAGCTTACAGAAAATTTGAGGCGCCGACCCCGTATCAGACACGATAACAGCCCCAGTTGCGAACCATGTGCCGCTCGTTCCCTGCGCTGTACTTGGGCCATCGAAATAATTGGACGTATTGTTCATCAGGACGTCAGCACCGAGCGAATTCGTGACCGATGTCAAGCTAGTCGCGCAGGTGCCCGTTGTCGTGAATGTGCCGCCGGAAAGACCGGTGCCGCAGGTGACGCTGGTGACGGTGCCCGCCCCAGCTGCACCGCCATCGACAATATTGCCATTGACGTCGAAACCGGCCAGGTGGCCGTTAGTTAGCGTGCCGCTCCCCGTCATGAATTTCGACGTGGTGCCGCTCGCCGTGCCGCTCGTGAAGGGAGCCGGCAGCCGCAAGGTGTTCAGCGTGCCGCTACCGATATTGGTCGCGTTGGTCGCGTCCGTGGAGCACGAAGCGGCCGCATTCGACAGGTCAGCGCATGCAGCTTGGCTGACGACACCGGAACCGTTGCCCTTGAGCGCTCCGTTGATCGTACCGGCACCGCCGTTGCCGGCCGCGAGCGTGCCGGATGTGATATGGCTGGCGTTGGTCGTGTCGATAGTTGCCGAAGGTGCAAACGGAACGCCGTTGGTCTTGGTGCAGACGACGGCCGGACCATTGGCGCAATCGCCGGTAATGGCCGATAGGATCTGGCCCGGCGTCGTGGTCTTGGGGGTAGTCCCCTGCAACAGCCACATCTTTTCCGTCCCGGTAAGGCTGGCGGCGGCAGGCAGGCCAAGCACATAAGCCGAATAGGTCTCGGTGGTTTGCGCATGAGCGGGTGTTACCGCCCCCAGCAACAAAGCCAAGGGCGCCAGTCGAACTATTTTGAGCATGAATTATCCAGATGTCAGTTGCGGGCCCAATTCATCGGTCAGAAGCGGCTGACCGCCGCTTTCGGATGTCAGACCGAATACAATGGCGAATTCTTCAATCGCCACCCACGCCGTCGTCCCGGTCGGTCGGGTCTGTGTGATGACCTGATTGATCAATGCGTCGGTGATGCCAACCTGCGTTAATAGAGGCCCCGAATATTCGATCTGGCCGACGCCATACCCGTCGACCGTTGAGCCATAGCCACCGACGTTCGGGATTCCGGCAGGAACGCCGCGCCCGACCTGCATGAAGACCTGACCGGGAAGATTCATATTACCCCAGCCGCCGCGGCCGACGCCGTAGCCCATGCTGCCGTATTGGACACCTCCCGCGGCCTTGATGCCGCTATAAGCTCCGGTGTCGAACGTGTTCCATGGCTCGAAGATAACGGGAACATTGCCAGTCAGCGCTGTCATCGCCGATATCATGCCGTTGCGGGTGACCCGCTCCTGTAGAATCGTGGCGCGGATGGTGGCGCGGAAAATGTCGTCGTTGACATTATTGCGAAGCAGCGCGCGACCGAGGAAATCGAAGGCCAAAATATCGAGCCACACGCCGTAAGCCGTCGCCAGTCGTGTCTGCGCCCTGGCGTACAGGATCAGCCCATAATTCCACGCCGCCGAATCCGACAGGCCGCCGAGCACGGCATCGCGATAAGGTGCGGCAAACTTGAACCAGCGATTCGGAATCAGCCGTTTGACACGGCTTAGGATGTTGTTGGAAGAGCCGGTGACGGTTGAATCGGAAGATGCGCCGGTGCTCATGATACGGTAATAATTCCTGACTTGATCGTGGCGTATCCGATCTGGAAGGTGCCGTCCTGCGTCGGCTTGGTCGCCGAGACCGATGCAGCATCACCGCTGCCGCCATTGAGCAGCACGGCCGAAACCGAAGTGACGCCGGGGATCGAATAGGCCCATGATGACAGGATCGAGAACGGCAACGGGTTGCCAAGCCCGAGCGAATTGATGTTGAGCGCCAGAATGGCGGCGACCTGCGCCACCACGACATTGTGGGTGAATCCGGTCGCTGTTTTTATCTGCATCGATACGTTGGCCGTGATAACCACAGGAGGAAACACGGCGCCCTGAATGCCAAGCGGACGAACCGCCGTCATCGCGGTCGTTATCGTCGCCAAAAACGCCAACGGAGGCGTGCCGCTGCCGTCGTCGGCAACGATAAAGAAAAAGCCGGGATGGAAACTGCCGTCGTAATTGTAGCCCTCGGTCAGCGTGTATTGAACCGTGACCTCGGTGCCAAGGATGCTGGCGTTCAAGCCGAATTGATCGCCGCGCGACAGCCCCAGAATATAGGCGGCAAACCGCGATTTAAGCGCGTTGTCGCTTTCCTGATCGGCGCCGTTGGTAAAGGCGGCAACATTGGTCACCGTGTCGATGCCGGTGATCGGCGATGTCATCACCGAAATCGCCCCGGCGACCACGTTGCCGGCCGCGCCGGCCACCACCGCCTCGACCGGAACGATGATCGAGGCCACATTGGCCGCCAGCGTGTAGCCGTTCAGCACTGACGAATAGGTGGCGAAGGTAGTGTTGGCAATGACGGCAAACTGGGTGTTGGTGCCGTCATTGGTGGTCATCGTGGCGCCGACCGGTATGAAGGCGGTGTTGGGCCCGGCCGTAAATCGCGAGAAGGTGACTTGTCCGGTGGCGAACTGAGAACCAAGTCGCGGCGAGGCTACGCCGTTCGAGGTGCCGATGGTCGGCATGAAATCCGCGGTAAAGGTGTCGACGTCAACCGCAACCGAGGTCGATAGCCGCGTGGCCTGCAACACCAGCAGGACCATCCCCTGAAACCACAGGAACAGCCCGGCGAAGCCCTCGACGATGGCGCGTAGCGTCGAGCCGGTCGAGAAGTTGATCAACTTGGCGGCGCGGCCTTGAATCCCGGCAATGGTGTTGGAAACAATCGTGGAGAATGATTGCGTTGGGAGGACGGCCATTCATTTCCTCACGACGTAATCGAGAACGAGACCGTGACGCCGGTCTTTGCGTTCCAATATAGAATTCCGATCGATACGGTGCCGCCGGGTTGACCGGTCACCGTCAGTTGCGCCGGCGGTGACGGGGCCACCGAGGCCTCGAGCGCCAATTGCGAAGAGACAACCGACTTGATCTCGGCCACCGTCAGCACCGAGCCTATTTTCTGCGGCAACCCGGCGCCATAGTCCTGATGCCACACATAACCTTGCACGGCGGTGAACAGGCGCCGCTCGAGCCGCTGACGCACCTCGTCGTCGCCATCGACAACTATAAGATCGCCCGTGGCGTCCGGCTGGAAATCATCATTCCATTCCAGCGAGACGTCGGCCATGGCTTAGGCTTTCTGGTAAACGCCGGAGACAATCAGCGTCTCGCCGCTCGCGCCTGGATAGGTGTTGTCATAGTTGAAAATAGCGACCGTGGTTGATGCCGAGCCTATTTTGCCCTGAAGCATCTTGAAGCTGACGGCATTGGCGCGGCCCGCAACAACATAGATCGGACCTGTAACGCTGGTAAACGGCAGGGTCGCATTAACGCTCGTGGCCGCCGTCCCGTTGGTGGTGATGGTGATCGCCACCTGGAAAAACACGGTCTTGCCCAACTGATTGTAGATCCCGGTTGCGCTGACCGCGGTGAACGAGCCCGAGCCGGCCGTGACCGTCGGCGTGTAGGCCGTCCAGGACGAAGTCCCCAGCTCCAGGACCGGCGAGGAAGAACCGAATACGTCCACGATCGGAACGACCGTGAAGTTGACTGGATTGGTATCGCCGTTGGAATTGCCGGTGATGGTGGTACGGGCCAGCGTGTGGGTCGATATCGCGTAGGCGCCGCTGCCGGATTCAAATTGGGTGCCGTCCGGACTCTGGGCATAATAGATGTAGATCTTGCCGTCGGTGACGTTGGCCTGTTCTGGTGTATTCTTTCCGGCGGTCGCTGCCGAGACAACGAAATTGCCGGTGCCGGTCGATACCGCCGTGAACTCGCAAAGCGAGGCCAGTTGTTGAAACGCCATCAGTCGCTCGCGTCCGATCCGGAAGTCAGCCACGACCAAACGGTTGACATTGCGGAGGTGCTCCACGTCTTGGAAACGCTGTCGCTGCGCTTGCCGCTGATGGTCACGTTCTTGTCCTTGCCAATCGATATCGTGTCCTTGCCCTTGACGGTTCGGCTACGATCGCCGGTGACCGTCGTGGTGTGGTTTCCGTTGAAATTGTCAGTCTTGTTGTTCGAGGTGTGGGTGACATTGCCCTTGCCATCCATGACGTGAGACGCGCCGGCGCCATCCGTGATCGTCAGGCTCCCATCTTTCTTGAAAAAGATTTGCGCGCCGGAACCCTGCTGGCCGCCCTGCTCTCCTACCTGGTCGCCGCTACCCTGATCGGTAGTGTCGTCGCCGAGTCCTGACTGTGGCTTCGCCGTCTTGGTGAAGCGGGCCCACATCACCATCTCGCCGGACTCGACCCGTGGCGGCTTGTCCTGATCGGAGTGAACCACCTTGGCGATCTTGGCGGATTCGACATCACCCGCATGATAACGAACGATAACCTGATCGCCAGTTTGCTTGCCGTCGCCCGGCGTCAATCCGACCGCGATGCCGAAATTATTGCCGATATGCTCGCGCTCGACCGGCAACCAGTCGGACTCCTGTTGTTCCGGCTGGAACATGACCTTGGCGAGATGCTTATCCGGATCCCAACTGGTGACGAGACCGTGGCGCTCGCGCGATGGCTGGCCACCCAATTGGCCGCGAAAATAGCGGTCGATGCAGGTGTAAATGACATTCTCGAGATCGCCGGAACTCATTGCGCCGACCTTCCCGAGCCAGGCCCCCGCGCCGTGATATGGGTCAAATGCCCGCTCATGCCGAAATCATGATGCACGGTGTCTATGTCGTAAGTGCCGTCAAAATCGGTGCCGTTCACACTCAGCCCCATGCCGGCCTGCACCGAGGGATCGCCGACGACCGTGGCCGAGACGATGAATTCGTGCCGCGCCTTCTCCTTCGCTTCCGATTTGGAGCGCTTGGTGATTTGCTCCATCTCTGGCGTGGGGACTTCATAATTCCACGACCGCATCGGCCCGATCCCGCCCATGGTCGCGACATTGCTGATGATCTGCTTTTTCTTGGGATGCCAGCCTTTGACGGTCACCGATTGCGGCCGACCCGCCTGCAAATTGTGAGAGATTCGCAATTCAAGGCAGTCCGAGACAATCGGATCGGACTGATTGATGGTGACGGAATAGACGCCCTGCGATTGGCCGTAGGGGACATATTGAAATTGGCCATTTGCATCGACCCACCACCGCGCGCCATCGATACGGGCCATCTCGTGAAT